ATGGCTGACTATGAGTCCATTGATACACCGTTTTACCAGTGATATGCAATGAACTCACAATCTCCTCAAACAACACATTCCGAATCATAGCATTTTCAGGTCCATCATCATACCAATCATTAATAATATCTAAAATCTTCCACAGAATAGCAGAGTTTAGAGTACCATCATAATTAGTAAAATCACCCGCAAACACTTTATTACCTTTCTTCATTAAATGGTGAGCCAGTCTAGTCCAATCATAAGAATAGGGATTAATCCCAACTCCAATTTCATTTTCTATCCTATTTTCCATACAATGAGCATTGAAAGTTAAAAAGTACATGCGGGAGGCAAGAATATAATCCATTTGCCCAACAGAGAAAACTCGAGTTTTACCAGCTCGAACCTTTTCTATGGGGCGGCGCTCAACCTTGAGTGTATCCACCCAAAGATGAGGCGCACGGATTCCATTCTTGGCTTTGGCAATTCGTTCGTCAACAGCAGATTTGAGTTCTACATTATCCAAAATATAGTCCCCATCTCCTAACCATTTCGTTTTTCCAATTTTTCCGTTCGTTTTATCAGACCAACCAAAGCCACCACTAGAGCGGCGATTGATTGGGCCAACAAAAGCATGATCAATTCCCATAATAGCCTCTTCATATGTTAAAACACGGCGCAATAAAGCGTCAGTGTTTCGCATAATCTTAGGTTTATAGTTGTCAACACACGCTTGCAAAATTTCGGGATCAAGAGCCACAGTCGTGCCCCCACACTTAGAGAGTCCTTTTAACAAAGGATCAACTAACTGCCCATCGACCATTACTGGTTTCAGAGCAGAGGGAGCATGAATGGGTTCTGAGACAAGTCCATGAATAGGTGAGGGTCTTATATCAGTTTTAGAAGGTGAACCAGCGGGCACAGAAGAAACTCCAATGCACACAAATTCCCCTTCTGGAATAGGTCCTTGTAATTGTGCTCTAGGCACTATCACAGTCGTTGAGTGCAATTCAAAATCGCACTGAACTTCCGTGGTAGCACGCAGAGCAGTTTCCAAATCACGTTGCGTAATTGATGTCGCATAACCTTGTGCACAAACGCCTGCAGTATGAATACCACAGATCTTTCGAGAAACACTTGAATTATTTAACATCAAAATACCACCACAGTCTCCCGCAGTAGTATGAGAAGAATATCGATAACTCTTACGCATATGTAAA